GATAGGCCGCAACAATCGCGTCCTCCATGTCCTTCGACCACATGCCGTAGCCTTCAAGGCTAGCACCGACGCCAAGCCAGACGTTCGACAGCCCCGACGTGGGGCGCTGATAGACCGCCGGATAGTAGACGTTGGCCGATGCCGTGTGCGTAAGCGTCAGACGAATCCAGCGAGCTGGGCCGGCCGGTACCATGGCAATTTGCCGGGTATTCGCCGCACCTTGGCTGGATGTCCCTCCGGACGGAAATACGATCGCGTCGGTCAGACGTGACCAGGTGCCGTCGACGTTGTTGGTGCTGTCGAAGCTTTGCTCCGCAACGGCAGTATATCCGCTCTTGTCGACAATGTAGGCGATGAAGGCGCCAGGGTCGGCAACCGCGCCGATCTTCCATGCGATCGTGCGCGGCGTGTTGGCGGCGAGCGTGTACGACGGGCGCGCGTTATTCGCTGCCAACGCTGAGATAAGTGCCGTGTTGTTGCTGGTGTCCGCTGCCTGTGTGGTTGCCATGCGTGAGAACGTAGCAGACGAGGAAGCAGCGACCGTCACAACCGCGCTAGACGTGCGAGGCGAACCCGTGGCGCCCGCCAGCGTTTCGATAATATCAACAGCACCAGCCGTGGTCGGCGTACCCGTGATGACACCGCCAGCGATCGACAGGCCAGCCGATCCCGCACCAGACAGCGCGATGGAACTACCTGACGTGAGTCCCGTGATAGTGCCGCTGTACGCGGTGCCGACCGTAGCCGACGATGGCGATACCGTCAGGGCGTTCAGGCTTGGCGTAGGAGTCGGCGTAACAGTCCCAGCATCTGCGACCGCGACGACAATCTGATTCTGGTTCGGGCTGTTGAAATAGCCAGCCAGAGCCTCCGTCAGCGTAATGGTCTTTGACCCCGCCGTCGTAAACGTGCCCGACAGCAATTCGCCCGTGACGTTCAGCGTCGTACCGTCGTCAGCCGTTGCAGTAATCGTGGAACCCGGTGTCGCGCCCGCAATGGTCGCGTTGAACATCGTACCAGCCGTGAATGCCGTGCTGGACAGGTAGAGCGCGTTAAGCGAGGGAAGCGGGTTGCCCGTTGCCGCCTCAACCAGCGCGATCAGCCGCGAGTTCTGTTCCGTCAGAGCCTGCACCCGCGCATCGTTGTACCGCTTGTAGTCGTCAAACTGTTCAGCAGGCGTCGCACCAGCCGTAACCCCGGCACCCGTAACAGACAGGGTACGCCCCTGCCTGGAAACTACGATGCGATCGCCCGGCTGGAGGATATAGCCATCGGGGTAGGAGTTAATGCGGCTCATACGGTAATCCTATAAACTGAAACAGGAATGGTATAGGTCGCACCTAAACCGAGTGCTGGAGTGAAGTACCCTATGCTAACACTATTAGCTCCAACAGGGTAGGCATTTTGCACTTCGCATCCCGTTGTCGATGTGCCGTTGGGGATGACTACCAGCCTGCCCATGTCAGTCGTTGCAATGCCTGTTAGCGGCAAGGTCATGCGCTTCATGCCGAGCGCTAGTGATAGCAGCGTGGTTTCTGTGACGGTAACGTTGCCTACTAGGGTGAGTCTGCCGCTTGTAGGTACAGCCGCCGGGATTGTCGGCTTGTCGGTCAGATCGTTATACGAATGCGTGTGTGTCGAAGGCGGGAAGGTCGACGGCTTGCCCTCCAGCGACGACCATGTTTGCGGCTTGGTGTAGCCGCCGCCCTTGACCGTCACAGCCCCGACCCAAATACGAACACCAGATGCGCCTTGGTCATATCGTACAGTGGCGTAGTACCATCCGCCTGATAGATCGGCGCCAACAGGCTATCGGCTGGCACAGCGGTGATGAAATCAGGCCGCGTGCTCGACTGCGTTACCGTGGCTCCAGGTGCGATGTAGTTGCCATCCTGAACCGGCGTGGACATCTGCGCAGCCGTGCCAACCCAGCCCTTGAACCACACTGAGAAAGGGTTGGGGTTGGTGACGGTAAACGCCGTGACATTGGCCGCGATAAGATCCGCTGCACCGTTGGGAGCCGTCTTGGTTGCTTGTGGCGTCATGCGAGCCTGCACCATGACTGGCTTGATGTCGCCATTACGCATAAAGGCGATGACGCGGTTAGGTGAAAGGCTCATTGCTTAACCCATCCGCTATCAGTTGCAGGACCAGAAGGGGTGTAGGTGTAGGTGCGCCTCCACGTATTCGTGCCATCCGTCACGCTGTCGGTGGAAAGGTTGCCGCTGTCGTCGTAGGTGTAAGTGTGTGCCTTATACGTAGGCACTGGATCGCCATTAGTATCAAGATCCGCACTTGCGCTGCTGCTACCACTTCCCGGCACACCAGCAAAAATAGTCGTGGGGTTGCCGAAAACATCAGTAATATAAACCGGCTGTGACTGACCGTTAAGCGATGCACCCTGCGCCATCAGTAATATACTCCTACTGTTTCACTACGCTCCATACCAAAGCGCGTTACCAGAGAAGTCTTGAAACGCATAGACGCGACCGCCGTTGCTTCTGGAATATCAGAGCCAAACTGGTCCGATATTTCCACAGCGAGGCATGATGCAAGCCCGTTCAGATCGGCATACGAACGGGGCGCTTCATCATCCAGCGTCAATCCGTCGATCGTCTGCCACTTCTTCACCGTGCCGTCGTAGAGGTACGTCTGAGTACGTCCGCCACAAAGATCGGTGATCGTGACAGCCGAGCCATCACGTGGGGGCTTTATGCACCCCTGATTACGTGGCTGGCGGATAGGATCGGCTAGAATCTCGTTGCCGTAATCATCCTGGATCGGTGCGCCCGTGTCATCCCAGATCGGATCCCACACCAGCGAATTAGTCCCGAAGTCATGCCGCCAGTAGCCATCAACCGAGATTTGCGGGAGGCTTACAAAGCAGGCGTCTTCATTCTCACGGATAACGCGCTCATTCGGGCGAGCGCAGTAATCCTCCGTAATAACCACGTCAACGAGCCGCCCCGATGCACCCGAGGCAACCCACCCCAGATACATCGAGCGCAGCGCGTTGAGCGTGTCCACCATGTCGGTGGGGCGCGCATCCCTTCCAGACCCAACCACGCCAAGCTTACGCAGGGCGAGGTTACAGACGATGCGCGCCAGAGCCACCTTACTTGGTCGCGTCTACGAGCTTGCCGCGCAGGGTCTCAAGCGAGGGATTACCCTGCACCGTGATACCATACGTGCGAAGCTCAGCCTTGATAGCAGCCTTCTCGGTGCCCTCTTCGGCACGTTCGCGCTGCTCATCGTCGCTAGGCTCATCAGCCTGCGCGACGTTGGCCTTTTCATTGTCGACCGCGAAAGTCGGGTTGTCGTGGATCGCATCGTACATCGCGTGGCCCTTGGGGACAGTCACCGACTGTCCCTTCACGAACACAAGATCACCCATGCGGACGATCTGCGAGGCTGGGTCTTCGTCACCCAGCCACACCGCCTTGAACCCACTCACAGAGGGTTCTCGATAACGCCGTTCAGTTCGGCGGTGATCGAACCCGTTGCGTTCGTGGTTGCACCACGCACCGTCAGGATGATGTTGGTAAAGGCCGGGTTGTTGTAATTGCGGCCCTTCACGTCAAGGACTGCAACCTGACCCGCCGCCGCTGCCGACGTGGCACCGAAGTAGCGCGTCGAGTCGGCTGCGTCACCAAGCTCCACCGTGACACCCGCACCAAGCGCGTCCCACTTCATGAAGCCACCCTTGACGAGGAAGTTGCGGTGGACACGGAACATAAGCACCGTGTCATTGACTGCAACCGCACCCGCCGACTGCGCGCCAAGCGTAAACGTACCAGAGGCGACCTGAAGGCCGCGACCGTCACCCGTCGGACCCGAAACCGGATACGTGGGTGCGGTCATCTGAAGCGATCGAAACTGAGCCATTATCTAATGCTCCTTATGCGAGGGCCGGAACGGCGGTTACCGAGGTGACGATGCCGTACTGGACGCCGCCGTAGCTGGTCTTCTTGACGCCGCGCAGTTCTTCGATTGCGACGGCAGGGCGGAAGCCATAATCTTCCGTGTAGTCGGTGCGTGGCTGCGGGGTCTGGCCGATGCCAACCGCGATAGCCGACTGACCGCACAGGAAGCCCATCGCGAGATCCGTACCACCCGAACCAGCACCCGGAAGCAGGAGCTGATCAAGCTCGGGAACCTCGCGGATGATGACCCCCAGGTACATCAGATCGCCGTCCTGGAACAGCGGGTTGCTGTCCACGCCACCAGCTTCACGCGGACGCGATGCGGTGTTGATGCTGACGATCGTAGCGTCCTGCGAGAGAAGGCCGAACTCACGGCTACCCACGAAGTACACGTACCACTCGCGGCCTGCCGTCATATCGGCGCGGAAGGGGCGAATGTTGGTCGTCATACCGGTTGGGCCGACAGGTGCGCCACCAGCGTTCTTGGCGATCGTCTTCAGCAGACGGATATGCGCCGCCGAAGACTGACCGCTTGCCTGCGACACCGTACCCAGCGACGTTGCCCAGTTGCCCGACGCCGTGTTGGCGCGTGCATTACCGAACACGATACGATCGCTGTTGTTCGTCAGGTAGGCGTTGCGCTCAGCGGCAGTCGAAAACTGGTACAATACGGTTGTATCAGTGCCAGGAAGGCCCTGGTTATCCAAAGAGCCGGGCTTAACGATGGACGCGAACTCAGCGATAACGTCATCGCGCAGGCTCTCCGTGCACCAGTCGCGAAGCTGCGGCTTGGCTTCCGAAAGCAGGTTGATTTCGGTACGAAGCTGCGTCGACTTCGGAACCTTGACGGCGTTACGACGCCAATCGACCGTGACAGCCGTGTTGAACAGGCCAAGGTCGGTTTCGTTGCCCTTCAGGATTTCCGAGCCACGAACGCCGCGACCCTTGATGCGGGTAATCATCGGGAAGTTGATCGTATCCCCGCCCTTGTCCTTGAACTCATTCATCATGCGGATGATGCTGGTGTTCTCGGTGCCCATGTAGGGGAACAGGGCATTTGCACGGATGTATTCGCGCGTAAGAGTCTCGCTCCACTTCTGGACTGCGAGCGCGCCTGCAAGAACGACTTCTGCCATGGTAGGCTACCTTTGAAAGATAGCGCTAAAGTCTGCCGGTGCTGCTGGTTCCTTGGCGCTGATCGGGCTTGAATCCGAAGCGATGGAACGTGGCGGCATGGCGGTCTTTGGCGCCGGTTGTAACGTGGCCGCGACAGGCGCGACCGCTGCGGGTGCGGTAAGACCACGTTTCGCAATTTCCCGTTCGATCAACTCGTCGAGCGAGCTAACGTCGGTGGGCAACTGCGAATAGAGGCCGTTCCGCTTGTGCTGCTGGACGATCCAATCGAAGGGCATAGCCTGCATCGGCATTTCAGCTTCGAGCATTGCGCGGAAGCCCGGATCCTTTTGCGCCTTCTCAAGCGCCCAGTTCCTTGCTTCCTCCACACCATCCTTGCCGTACTTTTCAACGGCCCAGTGGTGGCTCAATTCCATCTTCTGCTGCTGTAGAGCCTGCTGAAGATGCTGCTGCTGAAAGGCCAGGTAGCCTTCGGGATCGTCATAGGCGTCAGGGATGGCCTGCGGAGCGCTCTGCTGTGCCTGCTCAAGTCGGGCGGCTCGCTCTTCAGCGGCCTTCCGCTTGTCACGCTCATCCATCATAGCCGCAAGTGGGACATATCCCGGCTTAGGCTCCTCTGGTGCACGCTCAGTCTGGACTTCGGGTGTTACCGGCTCGGGCGCTGGTGCCTCCGCTTCAGGTTCCGCAACTGGGATGGGCGTCTCGATGACTTCGGCGTCCTGCGCCTCGTTTTCGGGGAATGCCTGATCCAGAAAGTCCGCCATTATGACTCCTACTCGGTCGTCTCGTGACCGACATACGCAGCGCCCGTTCAGCGGCGGCCTGTGCAGTGTTACGGTCTGCCAACCTATCGCCCAAGAAAGTGGCGGCCTTATGGTATCATAATACCCGTCAAGGCTGTTGCGTGCAATAGGTGTTTAAGGTTATCAGACATCATTGATCGCGGAAACCGAACTCGGTGGACGGGGCTGACTGTTAATCAGCATATGGCAGGTTCGATCCCTGCTCCGCGAACCAATACGTCGGTGTAGCTTAGTTGGCCCAAAGCAGCGGTCTCCAAAACCGCGATCGTAGGTTCGAATCCTACCACCTTCGCCATTCTTGCTTCGTCTAGCGGTAGGACACGGCCCTTTGAAGGCTGGAACCTTGGTTCGATCCCAAGAGCAAGAACCATCAATCCATCAACGCCGCGATCGGATTAAGCCCCAACCCCGCATACAACTCCGCCTGCGCTGTATCCGCATCAGCAGCCGTCTTATGCGCCCCCGCCACGGTTGCCAGCGTCTGAGCCTGCTTGTGCTCGACCTCAACAGCCTCCAGCGCCTCACCCTTAGCCTGCTTGGCCTCAAGCGCCTGCGTCAACTGCTGAACCTGCTGGGTTAGCTGCTGGACCTGCGACTGCTCGCGCTCCTTCGTAAACTTGTCCAGCTTCTCGATGATGCGGGTCTTGTCGTCGAGCGGGCTAATCTCAAGCATCAGCTTGAACTCAGGCGTGGAGACAGCGGCCAGACCGCCAGCGTTCGTCACTAGCGAAGTCAACTCTGCCCAAACTTCCTGCTGAAGGTTAGCAGTGTCAGGCGTCGTATCCAGGATGATATCAACCTGCATCTCAGCAAGCCGGTTCTTGTAGCCGACGATGCCCTGCGCCATCTGAACCATGGGCTGGCCCGTCATCGGATCCATGGCAGGCTGACCCGTGGCGGGATCCATCATCATCTGCGGAACCATACCCATCTCAGGCTCATTGACCTGCAAGAACTGCATGGCCTTTGGATCGTCGGTAGTGCGGACAAACCACGGCTCATTCTTGAACTGCCGCGCACGATCCCACATAGCCCGGTAGCAATCCAGCTCCCACGATGTCAGGCGAGCAAGCGGACGTGCCAACTCGGTCAACCCGGCCTGCTGAGACACCAGACGCGCACGACCCGACTGGGACGCGCCATCCTGCCTCCCTAGAACAGCAGGCGTTGGCCCCATGCGCTCGATTTCGTTCTTGGCCTCCTGCATCCGCATCAGGTTGGCGCTGGACTGTTCCGCAGTCGAAACGATAGCCCAGCCAGCCGGGATAACACCGTCAGCTTTAGCCGCCTCCATGCGGGCGATGTCCTGATCAACAGGCGGTGCGGACGGATCAGTCTGCTGAACCTGTCGGCTGTTCATCAAATGCAGCGAGCGCGATCGGCTGGCGTTAACCTCATCCTGGATCGGGATCATGTCCTGGATGGGACCATACCGCCAGTTCTTGGCATCAACGTAGCAGCTAACCGCCTTGATGGGATTATCAGGCCGCTGCTTGTCATCGAGATACGGCGACGGGCCATATTCCAGCACGCCAGATGCGATGTACACGATGCGCTTCCACTCGCCGTCTATGACGCGGTATTCCTCGACTACCAGCACACGGCGACGGCGGGTATTGATCCAGCCCGCGCCCTCGTCACCCGTGTCCTCGAACTTGTCCGACCCGAACATGCCGACGCCATCGGGTTTCAGCGGATCGCCTAGCTCATCTATCCGCGCACGCCACTTCTCCATGACCTGTTCGGCGTCCATCCACTTCGCCATGCCCATATAACGAGCGTCGGCAAAGTCGTTACGACGGCTGTAGCGGTCTGCGTAGAACTCCTTCCACCGGATCTGCGTGGCGACGATCCTGTCATCGTCCATCTCTATGATGACGGCGCCCGTTCCTTCCACCAGGAAGGACTCTGCGACCTCCATTTTCACATCGCCAAAGTCGCAGTCATCAGCAACGTAGCGCAGAACCTTGCTGGCAACGTCAGCGCTGTCCTGATCGTCCGGGTTGCGCGGATATGCCTGCGGGTCGCTCCTTGCCGCCTCCAGCACGCCCAGGATGCCGTTGATGGCGGGGCGGATTCGGTTGGTGTAGATCGCGGGCTGATTGCGCGTCTTGAGCGTTGCGCGAACCTCGCTCGACAACTGCCCCGGCCCGTCGAAATAGTCCCGCGCTTTCTGGTTGCGCTGCGACATGCCACCATCTTCAGCAGCGCGCGCATCGTCGAAACCCTGACGCAACCGCTCGATGCTGGGCGGCGTGCCCTTGATGTATTCGGGCAGTGTCTGGGTTTCCCCGGTTAGGACAATGCCGTCCTTGTTGTCGTCATCAAAAATCATGCGAGCGCTCCGGGCGGGTATTCTGGTACCTTTAGCACATCAGCCCCATGCACTACTAGATGGCTGCGGGCGTCGTCGGTAGTCACCATCGGGCGGGTTGGTGGACACCGCTTTAACCTTGACGATCGCAGGATGTGCTTCATCAATCGCGCGACCGATGTTAGCAGCCGCGTCGATCTCGTCATCCCACTTGCCAGCCGGGAACTTGCGATATTGGTCTAACACCTCTTCGCCCATCGGACCGATAGGAATATGCACCTCGCCCATCGCAGCTTTGGCCTGGAACGCCTGCGCCTTGGTTGCCTTGTCGCCGCCCGCCGTTGATAGCGGCTCGATACGGCACAGCACACGGTTACGCCGCATTGCAGCCCTGACGAACGGCTCTGCTGACTTCCAGTTGTTGTCGGCTTCAGGAAACCAGCACAGCGGCTTCCATTTCTTGATGAGTGGCAACGCGCCTGCATCGGCTAACGTCTGATCGCCCGTATGTTCGTCGAGCTTGACGCCCATCGCTACATCGATCGTACCTTGCACACGGTAGCCGTCGAGCAGCCAGATCCCTTGGTGCTCATCAATCCCCCATACCCGGAACACGTTAAAGTCGTTCTTCTCGCCGCCTCCAGGTGCATGATCGCTGGTCATGTAAATGTTGAGCGCACGTGGACGATCGGCCAGTGAGAACCGCTTGAACCAGTCCGTTTTGAAGAACGTCCCTTCGTCCGCTGTTGGCTTCTGCTGGTACAGGCTGGTCCACGTCCGCGTGTTACGCTGGAATGGTGCCCAATGCTCGTGACTGAACCACTCAGGCCACAGCGTCTCGCCTATAGCGCGCTCCAGAGGATCGTCGTCACGGTCTGCAATAGCGGGTAGGCAGATCACCTCCCACCAGCGCCCATCACGCCCGTAGAACGCTCCTGACTGACCATCCCAATCTTCAGGCAGAATACGCCCAGCCGGGTCGTCGGCATGCCAGCGTGTAAGAATCATGATCTGGGGCGAGCCTGGAATCAGACGCGAGCAGAAGTCATCCGTATAGGCGTCCCACGTCGTGTCACGGATCACCTGCGATTCTGCCGCTTGCCGTCCCTTGATAGGATCATCGAGCACGCCAAGCGCACCACGGTTACCGGTTAGGCCAGAAAGGATCCCGCCTGCCATGTATTCCGACCCGTTCTCCAGCGCCCATTCATCAGCCGCTGACTGGTCAGACCGCAGCGCACATGACGGGAAAATGCGGTTAAAGCCCGGTGTCTTGATAAGCTGGCGAGCGCGTCTGCCCTGCTTCTTTGCGATGTCGCTTGCATAGCTGGCGAGGATCACGTTGCGCTTGGGTTTCGCCGCCATGAACCACGGAACATAGACCACATCTACGTAGGTGGACTTGGCCGAACCCGGAGGCATTAGCACCATCAGATTAGGAACGCTGGCCGTGCCAAGTAGTTGGAGCTTGCGCAACAGAAGCGCGTGATGGCTGGCAAGCTTGGGCTGGTGCAGGCCGGTAAAGCGTTCCTCGTCGGGATCTTCGCTAACCGGGACAGTTGGGATGTCGACCGAGCAGGCAAAGTCCGCAACGTAGCGACGGGCTAGTTCGTCGCGGGCCGCTTGGCGGTCGTCAAGAGTTAGGTGCATTGCGTGGCGTGATACGCCCTACCAGTTCCGAACGCGAGTATGTGAACGGGTTTCCCATATTACTACTGTCGAGCCACGCAACAAGTCGCGCGATCCATCGGAAACGATAATAGCGATATTCTTTGTATGGTGGTGCCTTATGAATGGCTGAAAATAGCGAGTATGTGGAAATAACCACCAGCCACTTACTGTTCATCTGCATCTCCTAATCCAGCGATCTCACGCAAAGACCCTTCCGAAAGCTTGCCAACAGCAAGGGCCTTCACCTCGTGCTGTATTGCTTCACCATCGGGGCCGCTAAGTTCTTTCGGTAGGATAGACGCAACAATCTTGACGTAATCACCAGGGCGCTCATCTCTCATGTCTTTTATGGCTTTAATGCCATTAGTGTTCCAGTCGGCAAGAAGCGCGTCAATGAATGCTTCGCCAAGCTTAGAACGTGCGCCTTTCGGACGACCAGCGGGGTTGCCGGACTGCCCCGGCTTGAATGGGACGCCAACAACCCGCTTTTGCTGCTCAGATGCTGTATTTTCAGCCATGCTTCTATCTAACCCCAAACGCCCGAAGCATCAAGTGGGCGAGGAGTAGTTGCCTTTGCCGCTTTTCTAGCAGCCTTCTCCGCCTGCTTACGCCAAAACTCAAACCTTGGCGAATGACATCGGATAGTGGGTGCGGCGAACTGAACTGTGGCGCCTGCCCCACCGCAAGCAGGGCAAGTCCACATGAAGGTGCGTGGGCCTATGTTGCCAGCGCCTTGACAAACACGGCACATCACCACGGCCTAATCCCCTCATGACAGCCACCCTTAGGCGTGCAGATGACCCGATCCTTGGCGATTGCGGGGGTTGCGGTAAAGAAAAGAATGGCAGCAACAACAAAGATTGTGGTTAGCAAAAAGTAAGAGAGTGTAAGCGCGAAAGTTACATAGAACCTATGCATCACCCGCACTCCTTCTCAAACTGTTCCCGAGTGCCAAGCGTAACGCCGGTCACTGAGTCGCGCTGAAGCTGGCGACCGCGTTTGATGGCGGCAATTACAGCCCTCTGGACATGATTGTTGCCGCCTTTGTATTCGTCCATAGCCATAATTGCATCAGCTTCCGCAACATCAGGATCTACCGGCTCCAAAGCGGCAACGATCGCGCGGGCTTCGGATACGATAGCGGTTATCGGGTTATCCAACCAATTATATACAGCCAATGTCTCCACCAGCTTCCGCATCCTCTCCACCAACTCAGGCGCCACAGCCCGCTCATCTGGTGTGGGGAAAACGGCGGGTTGAGCAACGTTGCGCAGGTCCGGGTTGCGCGGATTCCAAGGCTTCCCACAATCGCTATAAAACCGAGTGATGTAGCTGTTATCCGGTGACTCGACCCAACGAGGGAAGTCATTCTCACCGGTGTTCCGCTCAGGCAGATAAACCAAAGGCTTGCCGTCTACCGTCTCAATCTCTCTAGACCAATCAATCATCTCAAATCTCCCTATTGCGTTCGTACACCCAACAACGGTATATGTCCAGCGTCGCGATGTTTCATCTCCATCGACGGCGCCAATGATCCGGGTTGAGCGGCTTCTCCCTAAGCTCCCGCTCCCCGGATTTTTTGTGTCATATGGCGGGCGACGTGACCAGAACCGCTGCCACGAACTCAGTTAGAAGATCAACAGCCTCACGCTGATCGTCACTGAACTCATAATCACCAAAATACTTATACTCAGTTTTTTCTAGAGCTGCCTCCAGCCTGAGCCGGAGATCCGTGGTAATTTCCAAGTTTGCCGCGTTAACGTCCATTTCACTTCTCCTTATCAAAAACAACCGGCCACACCCCACTCCCCAACCGCCGCCAGAGCAACCCATGCATACCAGCAAGGCTAAGCCCCACCGACCGCGCTGCCTCGTCCCTGTTGGCCCCCATGCGGGATAGCGCCAAGAGCTGTGCGTAGCGGTCGTTGGCGGCGGTGGTGTGGGTCATCCGAACTTGGCCTTAAGCGCTTCGTACTGTGCACGGGCATAGGCTTCAGCATCATCGGTCGCCCGTTTAGCCCTCTGCTCACGCTGCTCAGCCTCATCCTGCGTTTCCATACGGGTTCCCCGCAATTCGGCCTCAACCGTCACGCAATCGTAACTTTCTCTATAGTCGATATCTATTTCTAGGTCGGTCCAGCCATCCGCTTCGTGCAAGGCTTTGCGGGCCTGAAGTGCTGCGATGGCATTATCCAAACTACCATCCAGCTCGTATCGAATGTCGGCTAACGCCAGCGTTATTTTCTGCGGCTTGCTCATCTCACATCTCCATTCATGCCCATACGGGCGGGTTAGGTGGCTGGAAGGGGTCGGGAGGGGGTCCAGCAGCCCCGTACAGCGTGTTTAGGGGGTTTTGGGTGTGGTGGTTGGGGCTAGAGCCCGAAAAGCCACAGCAGCCGCCTTTTCCATACCAACGCATTCTCCGATCCTGAAATTCGACCGGTAGAACTCCCCCTGGTCTTTGCCCATCTCGACAATCGCCTGCAACGCCGCCTCATACCGCGCCATCCTCTCCTTCACCGCCAGCCGATGCTTGGCCGTGCGCTGCGTTGTTGTCTGGGCGGTCATGCGGCGTCCACCAGCGTTGCCAGCGTTGCCAGCTCTGCTTGATACTTGGCGAGATTGGCACGAGCAATTGCTTGGCTCTCGACCGGCTGATGATCTTCGCTAATCACGCAGCGAGCATGACCGATTGCGCCCCGAAGAATGGCGATACGCTGTTGGCTGTTAGTCATTTATTGTCTCCATCTCTTGGTGTGACGAACGTATGCGCCTCACCGTTGCGAACGTCAACACCTATTTTCACCCCCGCCACAACCGAAGATAGGCGGTGGCGTGATGCGGCTCGATCCCATACTTGGCGGCGAGTTTCTGAGGATCCGCCTTGTCCAGCTTGGTGGGGTCGGCCTTCATCATTTCTATGAGGAATGTTGTGAGAGGCATCTTCATCATAGGGTTGCGTCCTTAAAGAAATGGCGGGGTTTTTAGGCCCCGCCGCTTAGTTCAGAATGGTACGTCGTCATCTAAGTCCGCTGCTACTGGAGCGTGCTGCGGGGCCTGCTGTCGAGGGGGACTCTGATTTCCTGTTGCGCCAGATCCACCAGCATTACCCCCGTTGGCTCCGTCGAGCATCACAAGCACGCTGCTGAAGCCCTGAAGGATAACCTCAGTCGAGTAACGATCTTGCCCGCTCTGGTCCTGCCATTTGCGGGTCTGAAGGGCGCCCTCGATATAGACCTTGCTGCCCTTCTTCAAATACTTCTCAGCAACACCGGCTAGACCTTCGTTAAAGATCGAAACGTTATGCCATTCCGTCTTTTCCTTGCGCTCGCCGCTATTCTTGTCCTTCCATGTCTCAGAGGTAGCAACACTGAAGTTGACGACCTTTCCACCATTCGAGAAAGCGCGGCTCTCAGGATCCTTGCCCAGATTGCCGACGATAATAACTTTATTAATTGAACCGGCCATTTAATTATTCCCTTTGTGGATTAAGCTCGCTTGCCTCGACGGGCAAAGTTCCTTGTTCGATCGGATACCGGTTTGCCGGGGGAGCGATGTTCTGAGCATCGCCTGGACTGACCTGTTGTAAAACCCAGCGGGGTCTTGATCTGAAAATCCTTTCCGCATTCAGCACAGCAGGTCTCCCATACGAGCAATTCTGATTTTACCCCGTCACTGCGCGTGTACGGTTCGCTACCAGAAAATTCGTATTCCTGCGTGTCTATGGAAAAGCATGTGCCGACCGGGGGAGTAGTTGGGAACTTAATAGATATCTTCACAGATTCCTCCTTGGAATTCCGGAGCTAGGTTGCTCCACTGTATGTTTTAAAATGTCAGTTTCTAAAAACCGACCTTGTCACCCCTGCTCCACCACTGGTGTCGCCTGCAGCGACATACCAGTGGTGGAGCAGGTTGTCAATGCATCAAGCCCGAATGATTTTGCTCCACCTGCGCCACCTTGCTCCACCTTTGAAAAATGCGGTGGAGCAATCACAACTCCACCCACTTTCCGACCACTACAAACTTGCGAGTTTTACGCTGCTTGTCTTCCTTATCCACCACCTCAAGCGCTCCTTCTCGGAGCCATGCCTTGATGAAACGAGCGATTTTTTTCCTGTCCTTTTCCTCGCTGTGATCCATCAAGAGCGCGTGCGAGACTGGAATTCCTACCCACTCATTAGACTGGATATTCTCGCGCCATTCGCCTTCGGCTACGGCCTTCTGCACCCGGTATAGGTGGCTGGCGGTCATGCCCTCGAACAGATCGGGCGGCGTCCACGAACAGGCGACACCGACGCTATCACCGTTCTCAAGATCGACGTTGTTCATGCGATACCAATCGCCGCCTTCAGGTGGCGCAAGGTTGGCCTTGTCATTGTCGACGCGGAAAAAGAACCGGCGTTGATCCTCGTCAATACCAAGGTTCTTTGCTTCATCCGGCGTCATCCGGTTATAAACCAGCACAGACCGGGCCTTGCCAATTAGTGCCGATGCACCGCGCGCGCTATCGGCGGTTGCCGCGTCCCCGTTCTGCTTCCTGACGTGGTGGACGAGGTTAATCGATGCCCCTGTGCGCTCCGCCACCACGTTCCATTCGCGAGCGACAATATCAATCGCGTTGTTGTCGTTCTCGCTAACCGCGTGCGAGCTGACGAACGGGTCAACCTGAAGCACGTCGATCCCGCGTGCCAGCATTTCGTCAATAAGCGCGTCGATCACAGGGCGAACGATCATGGCACCGCTCGGGCCTTCCGTTGCCATCACTAGCGGCTGATCGCGTCCGCTGTCGACAAACAAGCGCCCGTCAATCTCTTCCGACTTGATGTTGAATAGCTGTGCGGTCGCGTGAAGACGGCGCTCGATTTCGTCGTGCGGATCCTCCAGGTTCCACATCCAGACCTTTAACGGGCCTTCAGGCAATCCCTTATTGTAGAGGTCGCGTCCGGTCGCCATCGACAGGGCTTCACCAATCTTGAGCGACGATTTACCAACACCACCAGCAGCCACATCCAGCGATACGAACTTGCGCAGCAGATGCCTGCCGTAAAGCCATTCGCGCCGGGGGATCTCAGCAGTAGGGCGCCACGTAAATGGCGTTGCCTTTACCAGTCGATCGGGCGCGCTTTCCGCCCTAAATTCGTCGTTTACGATCCTTAGCTTTGCGGGCGGCGGCTCAAAACTCCAGCCGTCATCCTCCGGTGTACGCTCTGGGAGTGAATCCCAATACTTATTCAGGTTATCTGGATCGTCCATGTCATCCATGCCCGCCATCGCTTAGGCCCAGAAGAAGCCTCCTATATTTCGTAGGGACATCGTCCCCCAAGCTGCCATTCTCGATGCGCTGCACCGTTCGGATGCCTACGCCAAGAAGGGCCGCAACTTTACGCTGCGACCCCATCTCTTTGCGTATTTCGGCGAATGCGGTTCGTGTCATAGGCGCATATTGGCGCATATGCCAATTGGCGTCAACCGCTATTATTCATAAATATGTCAACTTCCCGCGCGGCCATCATCGTTAGGGTCAGTGCCGCGCGAAGGCGGATTAAGCGACTGGTAGGGAGCGGGGCGTAAACCGCATTAGCGGCTAGTCGGGCAACCTCTCCTAGAATTGCCGACGCGCTATCGGTTGCCCGGTGCGCTCCAATCATCGCCGCGTCTCTCATGGCCGCTAGATCGCACCTAGCGGCCATCTCCATCTCATCGCAATTAGGGCAATGGATGGAGATTGAGAAACGATGCGCGCGCTCGGCGGTATCGCCGTTTATAGTCGCATCGGCTTTCATCACAGCATCGCATACTGCATGCCGAGGGCTGACAAGTACGTCTCCAGCACGGTCATCTCCTCCTGGACCTTCCCCTTGTCCTTCTTACGCATCTGAACGATCGTCTTCATGGCTTTCGTATCAAAGCCCCGGCCCTTCGCTTCTTTGAAAACGTCCGTGATATCCTCCGAGATACCGGCGCGCTCTTCAGAAAGACGCTCGACCCGCTCAATCAGCAGCCGCAGTTCATCAGCGGCGACATTTGTAACATTGCTCATCGTATAATTCCCTTAATTAATAGGTTTTGCCATTAAGTGCGGTGCGAACAGAAAGCTTATGATCTGCGCGCTGTGCGTTGTAGTCCCTCTTTTCCTGAATAGCGCCGCCCAGGTCATAACCAAGCGCGCCAGCAAGATCGAGAACGCGGATAATCACGTCGGCAAGTTCAACCTCGCACATTGGGCGATGCGGAAGCTTGTCATCCATGAGCGACTTGCGATGACCCTCCATAGCCTCAGACACTTCGGAGTGAATCAGACACAGCTTAGCGGGCACAATGTTATGATCGCTATCGGGGCTTTTAGGCCACCAGCCGACTTTGACGTTGTTTTCGTAAATCTCCGAGGAAAGCTCGTTGATTACAGATGCGTAATGGGTTTTCATCTCAGTTTCCTTCGTTGTTGATTGATTTAACCGGCGCGCCCCACTCCATGAACAACGCCAACGCAAACTCAGGCGTACGTACACAGGCCACCCGAAAACCGCGATCGACCATGGCATTGCCCCAATCGATCTGGGAATCGCTCATTGTGCCTTTACCGTCTTTCCACTCCAGAAAGGCAATCCCGTGGTTCCAGGCGTAGTGCTCGTCAAAGACTCCGGCTGTAATGCCTTCTTTCTTGACCTGAGCCTGCGCCTTGAACCCGCGCTTACCTGCGTTCGGCACTCCCCAAGACACGATGCCCGGTCCTGCGTATCGAAGCAAGCTACGAAATGTGGATTGATACTCAGCTTCTTTACCGGGCATCTTGTGCTTGGGCTCGACTGGAAAGCGTGCGACCGGCTTCAGGTCGGCTTCCCAATCATCGAACGGGGTCAGGGCCATCATTTCCGATTAGCCCTATGTTCCCGCTGATCCCGCAACATCTTCATCGCGACCATAGGCTTAACCTTGTAGCACCTCGAAAGATAATCCGCGTCGAGTGCAGCGAGCGCGGTATCCGAGCAACCTACCAGCAGCGTGTTAAGCTGCGTGGTAGCCTGCGCGACGGTCATTACCGGCTTTGCGTGGTGGCGGGGTTTCATGTCGCGGGCCAGTCAACGCTGCCATCGGCGTAGTACTTTTCACCGGGACAATCACATAGCTTGCAGACAACCATGACCTTGTATTCATTATTGCCTATGTCCTCTTTCTCGACCCATTCATGATCGCATCGTGCCCAGTCTGCCATATCACCCACTCCCTCTAGTCAAAAAGTCCCCAGGCACCGTAACCCCGCGAGACCGTGCCAACGCAGCAACCCGAGCACGCCACGGCCACGAGATGCCGCGCGTGGTCCAGTGGTAGACGCTCTTGGTTGTGCGGTTCAGGTCGCGGCCTACGGATGCGCAGCCGCCTAGCGCTGCGATAATGTCGCGGTCGGTCACGCGACGCCGCCGCGAATTGCAGCAGCCGCCGCCCGTGTGCCGTCAAGATAGCCATCCGACCAATCAGTTTCGCTATAATGCCCGCAACGTGATCGAGGGCGATCGTCAAAGGCGCATTGGGCCACCAATGCCGCGTGCTCCACCGCCTCCATAATCGCAGCCACAGCCGCCTTCTCGCCATAGTTCGCCATGTCGCCGTATTGACGATGTTTCTGGAATAATTCGCGTGCCTGTTCCGGTGTCATTGCCCAGCCTCCCCATCATCAGCCTGTGGTGCGGTCAACTCCGACTTACGAAACGCGAGCGCATCGCCAAGATCATCACGAAACGGCGCCATTGCCTTACGTTTCCACACCTGTTCGAGTGCCGCCATGTCGGGGGCCTGCTCTACCAGCGTGCGGGCTGCGTCTAGGGTTAGAGCCTCCTGAACCGGCGCGGCCTGCTTCTGCTCGATCACCAGCGGCTTGACGGTAAACATAGCTTTCTTGCCCTTGGTCGCGGTCAGAGCGATAACCAGATCGCGCTCCAGATGCGACATACGGCTGATACGAACACCACCGACAGCCATGCCGCCCCACTTCACGGACGGATCCAGGTACAGCTCAACGTACCGGCCAGCGTAAGCCTTGGCATCTGGCCCCCATGCGAAGACGAGAACGCGGCTCATACTCTTGCATGGCTTCCAAGGCTTGCCGTCGTCGTCCTCATAGCGGACGGTAACAGGCTGCTCGGTGCCGGGTGAGATAAGCACCTCTGAAACCCGAATGATGCGAGGCCCCGACAGCAAACTATCCGCGTTCAGCTGGTCACTTTTAGGGGTTATCACTGAATTCATATCGGTCATGCGAACATCTCCATCTCAATAATACGTTCCGTAGGAACTAGGTCAGCGGCAACACGCTCATAGATAGCGCGTTTCTCCGCAATCTTTGCTTCGAATGCTGTGGCAGCGGCCACGATAGCATCCTGAACGACTTGATCGGCGTGGACTCTGATGACAGCGAGGGGCAGGCCACCGCTGTACGAAATCAGGTCACACCACTTGCGTCCTGTTACTAGCATGCCGGTCTGGCACTGCATCAGGTAGTCAGGCACAGGCTCGCCAGTTGCGACGTTCTCCACGATCGTTTGAACCTGAAAGCGCTGGCGACGGCTCTTGCATTCGATAAGCCCATCATCCCCGACCAGATCGTCAGGCGAGTAGCCCAGCGTAAAGCCCCACTGGTCGTTCGTGATGAAGCCCATGCTCTGCGTGTCGGCGTAATGCTCGCGGTACAGATCGCGAGCGCGCACCTCGTCGATATTGCCGCGTAGCATATCGTCCGATATGTACTGCGGCTCGACGTATCCGCTAACCCGCTGTGCCAGTAGCTCCCAGACGTGAGCACGGGTCTTATCGTTGTCTGCAACCTTGAGCGTCGGGGTGATGATCTTGTGAACCTCAGAAGCAGTCAGAATGCCGAGTCTGGCATCCAACCACGCCTGTTCACCTTGGATCAAGTCCTTGTGATATTTAATCGTCATATCCGTTCCTCATCTCAGGAACCATAGATTTAGTCGCCATCTTGGCGAATGTCAACGCATAAAAAAG